GATAATAGAACTACTTATCAATGGTTTAAGCCGTCGTGAAATATTAGCATATATTAATAATAAAACAGACTGGAAAGTATGTGATAGTACAGTCACCAATTACATACGTAAGGCCACTGATTATATATGCGATGAAGAGAACGAAAAGCGCAACAAGACATTGGGTTTAGCTGTTGCTCGGCTCAATAGATTATATGGTTTGAATATGAAAATTAAAGATTATAAAACATGTCTTGCGACCCAGAAGGAACTAAACGAACTGTTTGGGCACAAAGTGAACAAGGTCGTCATTGATCCAGAACAGAACAAGATGGAAATACTGGTTAAGTATGACCGATGAAATGTACTGCCCATCAAAGGATTCCACACGATGAACAGGAAAAGTTTATAAATGATGTTTATAAACGAAAGATTATCAGGGCGGGCCGGCGAGGTGGAAAGACCGTCGGGATGGCAATTTATGCGGTTAATCATTTTGTAGAGGGACACAGAATATTGTACGCAGCTCCAACACAAGATCAGGTTCAGGCGTTTTGGTTTGAAGTCACCCAGGCTTTATGGGAACCGATTCAGGGCGGGTTAAAAAAGAACGAATCCACCCATACAATTGAAGTCCCTGGGACACAAAACAGGATCAGAGCAAAGACAGCGTGGAATGCCGATTCACTTAGGGGTGATTATGCAGATTTATTAATACTCGATGAATACCAACTTATGAACGAAGATGCCTGGGAACTTGTTGGACAACCCATGCTGCTCGATAACAATGGGGATGCAGTATTTATCTATACACCGCCATCGCTTCGCTCTCGGTCCGTTACAAAGGCTTACGATCCCATGCACGCGGCGAAACTGTATAAGCGAGCGAAAGCGGACAAGACAGGCCGATGGAAAGCATACCACTTTACAAGTCATGACAATCCACATCTCAGCGTTGATGCACTCGGTATTCTTAAAGAAGATATGTCGAGTCTCGCATATCGTCAGGAAATACTTGCTGAAGACATTGACCAAGTTCCTGGTGCATTGTGGACTCGGAAAATGATAGAAGATACAAGGGTTACCGAATATCCAAAGCTCAAGAGAATCGTTGTCGGGGTTGATCCGCAGGGCAAAAAGAAAAACGAATCTGAGACTGGAATTTGTGTTTGCGGAATAGGGGCTGATGATCACGGGTACCTACTGGAAGATTGTTCGATTAACGCCAGGCCCGAACAATGGGGCAAGGCGGTTGTTAGTGCTTACAATAGATGGCAAGCGGACAGGGTTGTTGTAGAATCTAACTATGGCGGCGAGATGGTTGAGACTGTGATTACTGCGGTTGATCCTAATGTCCCGGTTAAAATGGTAAATGCGACCCGTGGGAAATTAATCAGGGCGGAACCCGTAAGTACGAAGTATGAGAAAGGCAAGATTCATCATGTCGGTTATTTTGAAAACTTGGAAGATGAAATGTGCTCATATATCGGAGCAGACAATCAGATTTCTCCAAACAGATTAGATGCAATGGTGTGGGATTTTACTGAGTTAATGCTGGGCAATTCAGCCGAGACGGTTATCCGATCATTCAATGAACGTGAAATCGAATCACCATTTTCCATGGAATATGATAACAATGTATTTAGATAATAGATTTTCGCTCACTTTAAAGCGGAACGAAAAATGAAACCTTTATCAATTTGGCGTGGCGATACACACATAGTAACAGTAGGCGGGAAGAAACCGTCTGGCGGTCCGGTGCCATCACAGACACGGGAACCCTATGGCGATTCAGTATTAGATTCTTTTAATACTTACAATCCATTAAAAAGAAACATTGGACTTATGCGGCAAATGCGGGAGTCTATCCCAATTTTGGACGTGGCAATTCAAAAGCTGGTAACACTCAAGGGAAATTTTCATTTTGTAAGTGAGAATGAAAACCTGCAAAAGGCTTTGAATGATTTCAAGCAGAATGTTAAAGTGAATTACTTTGATTCCAATATGAATAATTGGATTAATCAGCACTTGGATGCGTGTCTTGAAACTGGTGACGGATACGCAGAGGCGATTCCGTACCAGGGAATGAATGGATTTCATCGGCTAAAGAATTGCCGGTCTGCCGATTTCTCATTTAAAGTGGTTGACGGTGTATTGAGATTGGCAACCTATAAAAATGGTCAATGGCAGCCGGTTGAGGTGGAGAATGAAGACTTGATTTTTAAACTTTCCGTGGATCAAAGACAAGGTCACCCCCAGGGCTACCCATTATTCTATTCATGTGTAGTTCCAGCGCAAGTATTCGTGAGGTGGGAAAAGGCCCTTGAAAATCAGTTGATTCGATTCATGAATTTATCGTTTGCCTATGTAGCCGAGACGGTACCGGGAACAAGTAGTACGGATATTGAAAAGTTCATGGCCAGTATGGAGTCGCAATCACAGGCTATGGAGAAATCCAAGCGCAAGGGCAGTGTTAGAGACTTATTTCTTGCGATGGGTGGCGGTGGTAAGGTAGACATTAAGACTATTGGCTCTGATGCGATTTTACACGAATACAAGGATTCTGTAAGAACATTACTTGAGCAGCTTATTGCAAAATCGGGTCTTCCCCCCGATGCGTTCGGTGTTTCATGGTCGTCTCGCGAGAGCATGGCCGAGTCGCAGAACGATATTTTGCAGGCCAATTTAAAAGGGTATCAAGGGCGGCTTGAACCAAACATTCGGAGAGTTGCAGATTACCAAATGATTATGACCCGGCTTAAGGGTGAATATGAGGTTGTTTGGGATGACGTGCTTTTGAAAAATGAGAAAGAAGAAAGCGAAGCTGCGAGAAATAATGCTACTGCTTTATTCACTGAAGTGAGGGCCTGGGGCATGATGATTGATTTGGGATTTACTGACCAACAAACCATTGAAGAGCGGATACAGGAACGACTTGGAACTAAAGTTAATTTTGAATCTGATTGGTTCCGTAAGGTTAAATATAAAGGTTGGGCCGAACAGACATTTAGACAGTATTTGTAAGGATGATAAGATGGGCGGCGATGCTAAAAAAAACAACTTGACATTAACCAATGTAGTTATATATTGTATAATGTAATATAAGGTTAATGATATTTAAAAGGAGACGATGAAATGGCTGATTCTCTATATGGTGTAAAAACATTAAAACAGTCAAATTGTTTTTGAGGAATTAGGTTGAATTTGCCCAACTACACAACCCGCCTGAAATCTGACAAGATTTTACAGGCAACCATTAAGTCGGGGCTGATCATTCCCCAGAAAGAACTTTTCTGCGGATGCAAAGCCCCGACGATTAATTATCATGAACAAGAGTTGGCTTCACGAGAGCATCGGTTGAAATCTGTTAAGGATATTCAAAAGAATTTATTCCTTGCATTCATGGCTGAGAACGAGGAACAGGTTGAACAAATATTAAAACTTACTGGACTTCCTAAAATCTCAGAGATACGGCGAGCCGAGGTTCAGGACGTTGAGCCGGAAAACAACTATAGATTTGTATATACATCCCGTATGGATCAGGGCGTGAATGCCATCTTTTATGAGTGGGTTGAAGAATTAATTGGTACAGAGTTTTTGAAAAGAGTTGACACAATAGATGCAACCTACCCATATTATATGCAGTCTGCTTTCAGCGGTGAGCTTCAGAGATTACTTGATGAAGCCCTTAAAGAACTACCTGATTATATGGACCCGGCGGAGCTAAGAACAGCCACTATTGAGAGTGGGTTGCGGAATGAGTATTTATTCTCAACGATCCGGACAGGGACAAAACGCATCCGAACGAAGCTGGGCGTTGAATATAGGGATACAGTACGCAATGTTTTAAGGAATGGCGCAAGAGAGGGTTATCATCCGCTAAAGATAGGGCGTGAATTACTAAGGCAAGTCGGGGATGGTCAAGCATGGTATTGGAATAGGATTGCGAGAAGTGAACCGGTTTTAGCGTTGAATGATGCGTTTAATTCCAGCGCTAAAAGATATGGTGCTAAGTATGAAGAGTGGTCGGCTGCGTCGGATGCGTGTCCGATATGTATGTATTTTGATGGCAGAGTCTGGAAAGTCGGGGAGGGCCCGGAGCCTGTGAGTTCGACCCACCCCCATTGTTTATGTACCAGGATTCAAAAGTTTGTTTATGACGACTCCGTACAAGAACCGTGGCAGCGAGTATCACCCTATGAGCGATCATATTCACGAGACGAACTTGATCGATTTATTGTTGCACGGGAAGAAGGTATAAATTTCGGCGATATTCCAGCGGGGGTTTTGTAATGGACAAAGATGCAAGACAAATATTTACTTTAATTCTAGCAATCCTTTTGGCAGTCATGCTGTTATCGGCTATATCGAGTGCGCACGGTGAATGTAGGTTCACACAGGCAGCTTTAGACGGGTATTCTATCATCCATTATTTTGGTGGACGCGCCACATACAATATTGTTGAGGGAATTGTCGTTGATCCATTCTGGTCTCATGTCATTTCGGCTTTCATGTTTGTGACTTATGAGATTTACTTTGATGGGTATAGAAACGATTTTCTTGGATATGGATACGATTCAGAGGGCGCGGATTTGATGGGCGACGCGCTCATAATGTTTATAGGTGCCAGAGATCAATATAATGTGAATAAGCAAATCAGGATGTACGCAAGTATTAAGCGGGACCTTTATATTTTGGGTGTTCAGATAAAATTGAGGAAATGATGGAAAAGTCAAATCTATGTGTTAAGTCTGATGGCAGTCTGGGCGTTGATTCGGCGGCGTTAGCACGGACACTCGCGAGAATGAATGATTCATTGGCCATTGCTTTGAAGAGTTGTGCAAAGATGTTAAAAGCATACGACAATTGGATTGAGTCATTGATTGAGCTTGCGCCTGCTATATTCATTGAAGATTGCAAAAAGAGAATGAGGATAAGACTATGAAGCGACGTGGATTTATAGGTATGCTGGCGGCTGTTATAGGTGTCGCACCTCTCGCCATCGGCAAGGAGCCGTATTTGACCGAGCCTGAAATAGATGAGGCTTTAATAGAGTGGGGTGCGCACAAGGGGGGGGCAATTGAGAACACTGCAATGGTCCCGGGGGATTTATATATTGATCTTGGCGATCATGAAATTATAAGTTTGAATAACTTAGAATTACTACGTGACAAATTACCAGGGGCATACAAGCTATGTGGGCGGAATTTATTTCAGCCTGAATCGTTGGATAAAATAAAAATAAGGTATCAATTGACATGAACATCGGATTCGTGACAATTTGGTTTGAACGCGGACAGGCTTATGTAACCAAGCAATTAATGTCCGCCTTTGACAATCCTTTTGTGTTTGCAAGAACCGGTGGTGTATCTGGCGAAAGTTACCTGGAAACGTCTGGGAATTGGAACGTGCCAAATCTAACAATCCACCCGACATATGAAATACTTCCATGTCACTTGGTCGATTGGGTGCGTAATAATAAGCTGGATGTAGTTGTGTTTAATGAAGAGTACAATTGGGATCTGGTGAAAACGTTAAAACAATATTGCAAAGTCTGGACGTATCTTGACTATCTCAAAGAATCATGGTTGCCGCGTCTCAGTTTATATGATGGCGTTTTATGTTCGACCCAAAGAAATTACGACACGGTAAAGGATTATTGCAATGCTCATTTAATCGGATGGGCCGTAGATACCGATTTGTTTTATCCAGATGGGAAAGCGGGATACACATTTTTTCACAATGCCGGATGGCTTGGTATTAACTTCCGTAAGATGACACCGGCGGTTATTATGGCCTTTGACAAATTGGGCGAAGGATCGTTGTTTATTCATTCACAGGTCGGGCTTGAGAAGTTGCCATGGCTTGCAAGAAAAACAGTTATTGAGAATGACAATATTATGTGGCACACTGAATCAACCCCGCCACCCGGACTTTATCACAAGGGCGAATGTATGTTAATGCCCACGAAATTAGAAGGGCTTGGTCTGCCATTATTTGAAGCCCTCGCATGTGGGTTGCCAGTGATCACAACAGATGCGCCGCCGATGAATGAATTTATTGCAGATGGGAAGAACGGGTTTTTGGTGGACGTTGGAAAGACCGTTACAAGAGATGACAATATTTTATTCCCCGAAACCATTATAAATCTTGATAGCCTGGTTGATAAAATGAAAGCCTATTTAGAGGCGGACCAACTTAAGCTTCAAAGAAATGCCTTGTATTTCACTAAAAAAAATCTTAATATAGGTAGATTTAGAAAAAGAGTGAAAGGGGTTATTTATGGAACGGGATAACTTGTCATTGGATGTAGACAGAAAAAGACAAACAGAGAAAGGGTTGTGAAATGAAATATTTGGCAATTATAGTCGTATGGGGAATTTGTGGATTTCTTGCCTATTCACTACAAGATGGTGGTATTTTGTTCCTCGCGCTATTGGCGACCACCTTGGTTTTGGTGTATGATAAGGGATAGCGATTTGACGGATTTCGAAAAAAGGGTGATTGCCAGGTTAAGGGAAACCCACATGCCACCCACTCCTTACATTTCTAATATTGTTATGTTTAAGGCTTGGCGTGGTTCGCTTGCGTGGGGCCATACTGGTATTGCTATATCATTATCTGATTTAAAGAATGATATATTAAAAGCCTTGAGGTTAAAGAAATGAAAATCCACGTCATCGGATCACAACAAACAAACTACCCTTGGGGCTTTGAGAACCACATCATCAATGCCCTGTTAAAAATGGGACATGAGGTTTATAGCACGGATTACCGGCGGGCAGCGATATCGTCAAAGGGTGAAGACCTCGCCCTTTTTATTGGCTCAGCTCCCTATCAGGCAATGCTTGCTCCTACTGCTTTGTGGTATGCTGAACAAATCGGTTTTGAAAATATGACGGATGAACGTGCCGAACAACGCAAAGCGCAATTAAAAGATGTCGGCGAGTTTGACCATGTGTTCACGCACGATGAAGAGAACATCCCAGTATTTAAATCCATGGGCGCACAAGCTCACTGGTTGCCGACTGCCTGTATCGTACCCGGAATACACATAAAGAAAAACGTCCAGAAAGAATATGACGTTGTGTTTGTTGGTGGAATGACACCGCATAGAACAAAAGTGATAAATGATTTATATTGTAATGATATTCAGGTTGCGTTTCCTTCAATCTACGATCCCAAAAAGCTAAACGATTTTTATAACAGTGCAAAGATTGTTTTAAATATCCACCTTTCCGAATTGCCCAACATTGAAACCAGAATTGGCGAAACACTTGGATCTGGTTCATTCCTTTTAACCGAGCCATTATCTTCAAAGTTCTTAATAAGCGGGAAAGATTATATTGAAGCTGATGTTCTAGAATGGGTGGGATTGATAAAATATTACTTAAAAGAAAACAAAAAGCGTGAGGATATTGCGCAGGCTGGAAATCGATCTATTCAAGCGCACACGATGGTTGGCAGACTTTCTGAAATGCTGGACGTTGTGTTTGAACCGTGGGTTGATGATGTGATGGGGGTGAGATGATTAAGACAAGGATTAATGAAGCCCACCAATTCGCTGAAAAGCACATCCCTCATTCCGGCTGGTCTATTTCAAGGGTTGTGCTGGATGCGGTCGTTGATAGGTTTAATGGGAAGGTTGATTATGTGCTTGAATTTGGGAGCGGATATTCAACCTTATTTCTTTCACGGTTTTTTAACATGAATTCGTTAGAACAAGATAACGAAACAGCTATATTGATTAATGCTGCGTTAGGTAGTTATACCGTGACCCAAAGCGATCTATTACAGTTTGATGATGCGCAGGTATCGTCGTTGTTTAGTATGCCACATGAGGCTTTAGCGAATATAAATTATGCAAGTTATTTGCCAAAGTGGAAATATCGCAACACAAGGAACGAGAATATATTTTATGAGTTTAAGTCACCCGGTGTCAAGTATGATCTCATTATTCTTGACGGCCCAAACGGGAATGGACGCTCAATCGCTTTTCCCTTGATTTACGATATAACCACGCGCCCATTTTATTGTTTAATTGACGACGTGAATCATTATCCTTTTTTAGAACAGATGAGTCGGCTATATGACGTTGAGGTAATATATAGTTATGGATCTGGGTTTGATGAATGTGTCTTGGTGAAGGCAACATGAAAACAATTAACTTAATTTGTGGATCGAATTTTTCGGGTACCTCAATGGTCGCTAGATTGTGCCATGACAACGGCGCATGGATGGGCGAGCTTTACGAGGGTGATGAATTGGCCTATCCAACCTACGAGAATAAGATTTTTAGGAATCTTTGCCGGGCTATGCTTGGAATTGATAGTAATCGTGATAGTTCTGGATTCGGTGATTTTTTTAAAACCGTCCCGGATGGATGTGTCTTAAAATATCCTAAATCTATTTATTTGCTTTTGGTTATTGGGCAATTTGTAAACATTAAATTAATTTATGTGATCCGGTCTAAAAACAGTTTAGTGTCTCACTACCGAAACACCGTTGTGTCGGAGGACTTGGATAGCCAAATAAATATTAATTATGACATTGTTTCCAGTACAAGTTATTCGGTTTTGCCAGTTATGTATGAGTGTTTTTTTGTAAGGCCAAAAGAAGAAACAAAGAAACTCCTTGAGTTTATAGGTATTAATAAAGAGCCGGATATATCAGCGATTGATGTATCCCAAAAACATTTTTAAAAAGGAGATTTAAGACATGAGAAATAAAACTTTCACAGTATCGGTGTTGTTTTTATTAGCCATTGGGATGTCTGGTGCTTTGTCGGTCACGGGGCAAGATTTTGATTCATACTACACTTTCCCAGAAATGAACGATTTAACAAAAGTAGTGGTTGGAGTTGACACTCTAATTGCGACAATGAATCCGTATTGTGCCGTTGTTGTTTTAACGATTCTACAAAAATATGAATTGTATGAACAAGAATGCTATGCCGATTCAACTCAAAAAACCTTTTTACGATACACGGCGGGCGACATGACATACATGACTGAGCGCACCATATTTGATATAGACCCCGGATTTGATCCATCTTATGTTGGTGAGATTAAGAAGTGGATACACAGGGCGCCTACGTTTCAAGGGTTTATGGGGTTTTTGCGAGATTACGGCGAAGACAAAAAGTCTAAATAATGTTCAGATTAGAATTATTTAAAGTTTTAAAAAGGAGACTTATAATGAATGTCGATGACGTGAAAAAGGGTGTGACGGACGATGTGATTCTTGAACGATATGTGAGTGGGTATACGCAGGAGCTTGAGAAAAACTTCTTTGACGGTAAAGCTGATGCCATATATGACAGGATATGGGAAAGGACAATATTGAGCATTAAGGCGGATGTGTTGGCTGACAATTTTAAGCATTACAAAAAAAGGTGGCCCAAGAATTGGGTTGAAGCAATTATAGTACCTGGTGAAAGATTTTGGTTTCATCTTAGTGAGCTTGAATGTGATATCTAAAATGATTGATTATGCAATACTTAAAACCGAGATAGTTTTAAAATAAACAAGGAGTATGAAATGCCATTACGAAAATGCAAAAACTGTCCCAACAAGATTAGCATAAGTTGTGTTGATGCGAACAACGGAACAGGACCGCTATTGTGCCTTGACTGCCAAAAGAAAGCTAAAAAGTTAGGCAAGGGTGAGTCAAAGAAAGTTGAGCAAGCGGAAACTAATTTCAAGGGTTCTGTTATCGAAGGCAAAAAGGATAAAGTCAAGCGTTGGGAAAAAAAGGATTTGGATGTTGAAAGTTCTGACGTGTCCGAAGTGTAATCAAGTCTTATTCGGTGTCGACAAGTTCAATGGCTGCATTCGCGGGAATTGTGGCCATTGTGGACACCCTCTCTGGTGGGATGCGAAAGGCGGAATTTTTGAAGAAAAGTATGAACATAGTACAGATAAAGCGCGGGGTGAATGTGTGCCCGGAGACAGGGACGTTACTCTTCATTCTCCGGCGTGACGGTGTGGAGGTTAAACACAAAGACGCGTATACTCTTTTCAGATGTCCCCAAGGTTTGTTCGATGGGGCGGAGGCAGATAATACGGGGCGTGTGGAATTTGAAGATGACTGAAGGATGCAATGTGAAACTACGGAATTATACAGAAATTCAAATCAAAAAATATGAAGGTGATTTTGATGAAGATGTGATAAGTGAGGCGAAAAAAGATATAATTGGTTATGATTATGCCAAACATGATTGGAGTTTATTACCAAAAGGCAGGCAATGTTTGAAGTGTTATAGGTGGAAAAGGTTTCCAGCCGGTCAAAGGCATTTTGGTTTTGCTTGGTGGAGAACGTGTGGTATGAATTGTAGATGCAGCCATCATAAGCAAGAGGTGTGGATTCAATAGAATTTGAGAAAGGGGGCCGCAATGGGTGGTGACGCTTAATACAGTATATAGCAACAAACGCCTTGACATTTACAAAATGGGGAGCGGTAGCTTAATGGAAGAGCAGGCGCACAAGTCCCGGGTGGAAACAGAGAAACAAATTCCTGGTGGAAACGCAAGCAAGAGTTCGAGCCTCTTTCGCTCCCTAACAAAATATAGTAAATATTACTTGGATTTTACAAAATATTGTATTATATTATTTTAATGAAGAGCATGTAGCTTTTTTAAGCAAGTGTCGGGGCCGAAAGGCTCAATGAATAACGTTCTTTAACATATAAACTTATAAGCTACTGGATAGCGGTTTTAGTCTTTCGAGACTATAACCGCTTTTTTTGTGCCCAAAAAAAAATGATACTAAAACGAGTAAAATACACAAAAAGCGAAACTTATGGGATTTTAATGCCCCCCGATACGGATGGCGGTCCATTTGCAGTCACCCTCGAGCTTCCACGGAATATGAATCAAAGGTTTATATCGTGTATCCCTGCGGGCGAGTGTATCGTTAGGCGTATTTCTATTTCTGTTGACCCCTTCCATGTTTTCAAGGTTTTGAATGTTGAAAACCGGGACGGCATTGATATACACATTGCCAATACGGTTAATGATTTACGTGGATGTATTGGGGTTGGTTCGTCGTTCGGAATGGTTGGAGGGGCGTACGGAATACGAGAAAGTACTTTGGCGTTTCAACGGCTTGTTGATATGGTAGAAGGCAAGACAAGATTTCCTCTGATTATTGAAGACCACTAGGCTTGAGGTTTTAATATGGAGTTTTTAAACCAATCCAATAAATATTTTTCATTTGCAATTGATAATAAGTTTGCTTTTTCCCACAATGGTATTCACGCCGTTGATGGGATCATTAAATTTCCAGCCTACTCTCCCAAGAACGTAGAAAAGGGTATCCCTGAATTATTCAACAACGAAGATGAGTGCCAGAAATGGTATGATGCTTTTGTCATTGGCAAATCCGTAGAGACAAAATTCGAACCAGGGAAAAAAATATACAAGACAATTGATGCCAGTGTGAAATCTATTGATGTTATACCTGACGACGATTGGGCGATAATTCAGGGGCTAATGACAAAGCCAAAGAAATTCCAAAAAGAAGATATTGAAGTGTATGAGGCTTACTTGGCCAACAACTTCGTTGACCGTGATGTAGAGCGATTCAAGTTAGAAGTTGTTAAAGCATTCAACCAAACCATTGTAGGTAAGTCCGTCTTAATGGGGCACCAACAAGGCCCACCCGGTTTTGGGATTGTGTTCAAGTCAAGAATCGAAAAAATGCCCTATGATATGGCGGTTGAGAAACTTGGCATAAAAGATTCATCAATCAAGAAAAAAATGAAAAGGGTGGCAGAAATTGATGGCGGGATTGAAGTGCTTGTTCCCTCATTTTATATGGATGCCTATGATGAAAACTCCCGCAAAATTGATGCAGGCATTTATAAATATTTATCAATCGGTTTCCGTGCCGAATCATTGGAAGCCTACAAAGAAAATGATCAGGTAGTTTGGTATGAATACGGCGGTAAAAACTCCGAAGCCCTTGAGATGTCATTCGTATGGCTTGGAAGTCAATACGGAATGAGTAACCAAAAAGAATTTAATGCCAACGCTTCGGCGGGCAATAAAGATACCCACACACCAACTGGTAACGCTCATGCGGCCAGTATAGAAAAAGACAATATAAATACTTCTGAAAACGAGGTAGTAATGAAAGTTTCCATTAAGTCCCTGAAGATCGAAAAAGAAATCGAGTTACAGGAAGACGCTTTGAAAACCTTGACAGAAGAAATTGACAATGAAGTCAAAACCATTCAGGAAGCAGCTGACGCCAAAGGTGAAGAGTTGAAAACAACTGTGAAAACCCTTGACAATTTTAAAGCTGTTTTTGATGACAAAGAAATCACGCTCGATAAAGCAAAATTGTTCTTGGCAGAACTTGAGGCTGCAAAAGCTGAAGGCGAGAAAGCCAAGACTGAACTAATTGCCGATACCCTGAAATGGGGTGAGTTGTCCAAGCTAGTACAGAAGGATGCTGTGGACAAGAAACGTGAATTTCTTGAAGGTTTGACAGTTGATCAAATCAAGGTACAGCGCGATGAGTATTTGGTGGCTTGTGGTTCGAAAAAGCCGCAATTGCCTGATAATACTGAAAATCGTGAAGAAGATTCAACAAACAAAGAACCCGTTGATCATGTGCAGGATTCTGCATATACAATTTTATAGGAGTATGATATGGCACGAGTATATGGCGGCGGTGATAGAGAGCTTGGTGAGGTTTCCTGGGTTCCTGATGCCACATATGAAGCAGAAATTGATGCAGCCGTAACTGCCGGAACTAGCATTATTGGCGACTTGGTCACGTTGACTTTCGCTAACAATTACGAAGTAACTAGCGCGGCAGCCGGTGCAGCTCCCAATGGTAAGGTCATTGATTATCGTGTGAGTGGGTCGTCTTATCGGATGACGGTTCGGATGTTTACAGTTGTAGACCAAAATGGTTTATGGTTCGCACCGACAAGGATAGTCAATCTTCCTTATGACGGGACAACAGCATTACAAGACACCGTGAAGGTTGACGGTTCGGATTACAAGAGCATAGAAGACGGTGGCGCAAGTGGCAACGGTGTTATTGTTGCAGTGGATGTCCCGACTACGGGCCGCGCAGACTTTATGGTATAAGGAGTTATACAAAATGGCTTACATTAAAACAGAAGACCCCATGAAGAGCGCAAAGTCGCTTGAGGCATGGTATCCCAAAGATAGCGGGCTTGAAGTCGGGATGTATGACCAAGCCGCTAAAGAAGGTAAATCATTTTCAATGTTTCTTGAAGAATTGAAATCCGATGGAATGGAACCCACCATTTATGATGGGTTAACAATGGACCAGATTTTCAACTTGAAAGCGGCAATGAGAAAGAACGGAAAAATTCCTCCACTCACAGCAGTTGAGGAATGTATTAAGGCTTCCGGCATTCGCCTCGATGGTCGCGGCGGTTTAGATGGCACAGTGAGTAAGTTTTTTGAATTTTCAAATGTTAATATTCTCTTCCCTGAATATACGACTACACAGGTATTTGCTGGTAAGAAAAAAGCAAGCCTGGTTCCGATATTTGCAAACGAGACTGTCATCGATTCGATGAATTATCATAAAATTTACATCGAAACCGTAGAGGCCGACGAGCAGATGTCTAAAGTCGAACCGCGTGAAATCTTTAAAGAGACTAAGATTTTAGTCTCAAAAGAGTCTGTGACGCTACAGAAATTTGGAACGTATCTTACTCTCAGTTACGAAGACGTCAAATTCCAGCGGTTGCCGATCTTCTCAAAAGCGCTTACGCGCGTAGGTCTGCAAATTGGTGTTGATGAAACTGACGATATGTTTTATACAATCATCAACGGTGATGGCAATTCCAATACTCCGGGCGCGACTGCTTCCGTAGACGTATCCGGTGTTATTGATGGCGAAGAAGTTACAAAACTTCGCACAATCGCAAGTCTTCCTTATTCAATAGGAGTTCTGGTTGGCAAAAAAGCTGGTGTGCGTAAGTGGATCAATGCACTTTCTGATTATACGAATCCTTACGATATGCGCGGATTTACTCAGGAATTGGCACCTCAGTTGTCTATGCCTGTGATGTACGAATGGGATACATCCACAATCACAACCTCGCATTTGTATGGTGTTGACAAGGAAATGGGTATTGAACATATTACAACTGGTACAATAATGACTGAAACTGAAAAATTAATCAGAAGCCAAATCAATGGAACTGCAGTCAGTTATGCAGCTGGTCATGCGATCATTGACAACGAAGCCACTTGTGATTTCGATTTCAGTTAAAGAAAGGACAGACAAGATGAAAGTAATCTACGTAAAAGCAGGTAAGGGGAAACCATTATCCTTGTCATGTTCGATTAATCCGAAAGAGAATCATTATCTTTCGATTAATCAGAAAATGGTTGATGGTGGAATTCCCTACGAAGTCCCGGATAATAAATTTTACCACAGTGCTATCCAGCAAGGCTTACTTGAGATAGACCACAGCGAAAATGCTTCAAAGAAATGGAAAGCTTATATTTCCGAGAAGACAAGAGCTGATACGCAGCGCGAAAAAAATGCAATGAAAGTTCGTGTTGCAAAGTTGGAAGCTGGAAAAGTCGATAAGCTAAGACGTGGAAAAGCTGAATTGAAGCCACTTCAGGAGGCTGTCACATGAAACGTTTAATTGTAATATTTGTGCTTATTGCCTCGACATTGTCGTTTGCAACCGATCCTGCCCGGCGCCCTGCTGGTTTTGGGAATGTTGGCACTTGGGACGCATACGTGAAATATGGAACAATGAGTCTTGAAAATAAGACTTATATTGCTCCGACAATCACAGGTTTAAGCACAATCACAAACACATCTGCACTTACAAGCGGAACCGTGCGAACAATGAATATTGCTCAAACCCAAACGGGTGACGGTGCGACGATCCTTGAAGCGTTAAGAGTCAATATTGCTTCGGCCGTTCAAACCGGGTCGTGGGCTAATGCTATTGTTGGTCGGATTGCTTATAGTGGTGCAACTGGTGATGCAGGTGGAGGCATGGCCGCTGCTTTATGCGGTGAGATTGTTCTCCCGGCGATCACGGGTCCAGCTGGTCAGTATTACGTGGCCGATCTTGA